ATATAATGACGAACCCTTTCTTGACACGCCAGATGAATACCAGGGCTTCGTGTATCAAATCACGGAGCTCGATACCGGTAAGAAATACATCGGTAAAAAGTTCTTCTGGCGTCCCAAGGTACTACCAATTACAAAAACTCGTAAACGCAGAGTCCATACTCGAGTTGAGTCAGATTGGCGTGATTACTTTGGTTCGAGCGTCGAAGTCCAGCGACTTGTGGAATCCAAAGGGCACGACAACTATAAAAGAGAAATCCTAAAGCTTTGTAGAACTAAAGGCGAATGCTCTTATTATGAAGCTAAACTTCAATTTGAACATGATGTTCTTCTTTCAGATGATTATTACAATGCATTTATTGGTTGTAAGATTCACGCGTCACACTTAAAAAAATAGTGTACATATTCTAAAACCCGGTGTATAATGGTAGAGTTATTCACCGGGAAGATGGAGTACCCATGATTATTATTGATTTTAGTGGCATTGCAATTAGTGCTATAGCCATTAATAAAACACTTGATGAAAATCTAATTCGTCATATGATTCTCAATTCTATACGTATGTATCGATCTAAATTTCATAAAGAATATGGTGAAGTCGTTATCGCTGCTGACGGTGCAAATAACTGGCGTCGTGGTGCATTTCCTCAATACAAAGCTTCACGTCGTAAAGACCGTGATAAGTCTGAATTCGATTGGCCTGAAGCATTTCGTATTATGCATATGGTTAAGGAAGAAATCCTTGAGAACTTTCCATATAAAGTAATCCATGAAGAAGGTTGTGAGGCAGATGATATTATTGGTACACTTGTTGAAAACACCAATGAGTTTGGTAACTATGAACCTGTCATGATTATTTCAGCCGATGGTGATTTTAAGCAATTACAACGATATGATAATGTTAAGCAGTTCTCACCTTTATTGAAGAAGTTTGTTGTTGAAGATCATCCACGTTTACATCTCACGGAAAAAATTATTAAAGGTGACAAAGGTGATGGTGTTCCTAATATACTATCTGATGATAATGTATTTATTGAGGAGCTACGTCAAACTCCTGTATCTAAGAAAAAGATGGTCGAGATCCTTAATGCTTTGGAAGCGACCGATACTTCAAAACCATGGTACAGAAACTATCAACGTAATGAGATGTTGATTGACTTGACAAAAACTCCACAGCACTTAAAAGAAAATATTTTAAAATCGTATGAATCTCAGGATCCATGGGGTAATAAAGGTAAAGTACTTCCGTACCTAATAAATAAACAATGTAAGATGTTGATTGAAAGCATAGAGGAATTTATCTAATGAAATTAATTTATGAAGTTTTAGAATTGGTATCTAAAGCAAAATCTAAAAAGGAAAAGGTAGAGATTTTAAAACAAAATGAAACATGGGGATTGAAAGACGTAATCCGTGGTTCAATGGATTCTAGTGTTGCATGGAATCTTCCTGGTGGATCCCCTCCATATACTGCTGCACCTGAAAATGCTATTCCTACAAATCTGCAAAGAGAAAACAAAAAGTTTGCGTATTTTGTAAAAGGTGGTAAAGGAGATCAATTACCATCATTTAAACGAGAAAATATTTTTATTGGTATGCTTGAAGGTGTCCATCCAAAAGATGCAGAATTATTGGTTGCAATGATTAATAAAGAAACGCCAAAAGGTCTTACTAAACCGGTTGTCGAAGAAGCATTTCCCGGTTTACTCAAAGGTTAAAATGTGGTATAATAGTATATTATGAATTTGTTTATTTTAGATCAAGACCCGGATACAGCTGCACGATTGCAATGTGATAAACATGTTGTCAAGATGGTAGTAGAATCTGCACAAATGCTATCGACTACACATCGTGTCCTTGATGGTATTGAACTTTTAAAACCATCAAAGTCCGGTAAGACAATGCAAAAGCATTGGCGTCTTACTGGCGATCGTGAAGAACATTTATACACAGCCGTGCACGTGGGTCACCCGTGCACGCAGTGGACAATGGAATCAACTACAAATTATGGTTGGCACCTTGTCCATTTTGTTGCGCTTTGTGATGAATACACGTATCGTTATGGTAAAGTGCACAAATCATCAGAATTGATACCGTATCTGATGGAACTACCAAGAAATATTAAAGAAGGACCAATGACTCCATTCCGTTTGGCAATGACGTCAAATCCCGAGTGTATGTTTCCTGAAGATCCGGTAAAATCTTATAGAATGTTTTATCAAACTAAACAGGAACGGTTCACTATGAACTGGACAAAACGACCGATACCGGAGTGGTTTAATGGGAGTCAGAGACAAGATCAAAGTACGTATGGACCAATTACAGGAGATGATGGAGTCCAACAAACACTTAGAGAGACAGTTTGAAGTTGAAGAACACATATATACTATTACTAAATTCTGGTCTGTCCTTAATGATGAAGATAAAGATTACATTCATGCATGTCGTCACGCACTAGAATATCAATCACGTTGGGAGATAGAAGAGTAATGCCAACATATGTTTTAAAGAATGAAGAAACCGGAGATGAGTTTGAGCAAACATGTTCATATGATACTCTACAAAAAATGTTAGAAGCCGAACCAAATTTAAAACATTTGTTGAAAGCACCTAACATGATAACTGATCACAAAAGTGTGCTAACACGTGCTGGATCGGAATGGCAAGATCATTTGAAAAATATTAAGAAAAATAGCGGACGTGGAAACACGATTAAAGTATAAATATGAGAGTATTTCAACATGAACAAATTGATCTTGGATACGACGACTTGGATGCTGAGTCTACCGAAGTGGGTAGATTATACACTACTCCTGACGGTGCCTTTCCTAGTGTCACTACTGTCTTAAGTATCCTAACAGAAGAAGCCATTCAAGCCTGGAGAAATCGTGTCGGCGAAGAGGAAGCTAACAAAGTAAGTGGTCGTGCTTCAAGTAGAGGCACGAAAGTGCATTCTATTATTGAGGACTATTTAAATGGAAAAGATACAACAGAATATCTACCGCACATTAGGCAAAGCTTGGCTAATGTTCAACCTATCCTCGACTCACGGATCGGACGTATCTTTGGGATTGAAGTTCCTTTATATAGCAAGCATCTCCAGTTGGCTGGGCGTTGCGATGCTGTTGCTGAATTTGACGGTGTAGTTTCGATTCTTGATTGGAAAACTTCTCGGTATCCAAAGAAGAAAGAAAAGATCTCAAATTATTTTTGTCAGATGGCGGCTTATGCGATTATGTTTGAAGAACGTACCGGCATGCCAGTGACAAATCTAGCAGTTGTTATGGACGTTGATGGACATGAGCCATTAGTATTTAAAGAACATCGTGATAACTGGACCAAAATGTTACACGAAACAATCGAAAAATATAATAGGAGAAAATTTTGGCCGACCTAGATTTAGACTTTGATTTTGGATTTACCGCGGTAGATGAAACTGAACTTGAAGCTGTACAAAAAGCTACACAAGAAGCAACTCAAGTTGCAACTACAGCAACTACGAATCAAGAAAAACTTGATAAGCTATATAATGCAATCATCCCTCTCTTAAATAATCTTAAAAAGAATCCGGAGAAAGAATATATTCTTTGGCCAGATCGACTTGCAAAGGTCGAAGCTTTTGAGACACATCTTAACAAGATTTACACAAGTTGATTCTAAGTGATTGATATTTAAGTGCATACTAATTGTAAAATAAGTATGTACTTATTCTCATGATTTGGTATAATGGTATCATAATCAATGAGGAGATAGATTATGAATATTTCAAATGAATTCCAGAAAATTCTGGCCGATGGCATTGCAAAGAATGCGTTTGATGACAAGCAGATTCAACAATTTGAGACTGCTCTGTTTGAGTATGAGTCTTCACTCAAGTCTGTTCAGATGTTGACTGTATATATGGCACATCTGATCAAGATGGAAGAGTATCGGGAGGCTTCATGAAAAAGCTTTCTGATCAAGTCACTCTGATCAAAACCACAGGATACATATATTATCTTAAGTGGATTGCAACCATCATTATTCTTATGGCGGTTGCTTGTCGATCAGTTGATGAGATTCCAAAGATCTATGATGTGGGTCTATCCTATATTGGAACTGGAATGTGGCTGATCGTTTCAATTGCATGGAAAGACCGAGCATTGATTCTCCTTAATTCGGTCATTTCATTCATGCTCTTTGTAGCAATATTAAGGTACATATTTTGAGAAAGCCAGATAGAGTAGCAGACAATAAAATGACAATGCCGTATGGTGACAATGTTGCTGCTCCGGCGATTACTCTTCCTGATACAAAAGATTATCGTGAAGTCAAGGTCAAGGAAGCACAGAATAAACTCAAGACTCGATACGAAGAACTCGAAGCAGAATTTAAGAAACTTGTAGAAACAGCTGCAGACAACGAGCTGATCTACAGTGCAAATATTAGTTTTAGCCCAAAGGTTGGTGAAGTCTACCATCTCTATCGTAAAGAAGATGGCACCACATGGGTAAGTCTGATCGGACCAGATGAATGGGGATCAGGTTATAATTTTGAATTTCTCGGTAGCTTTAGACTTGCTACCGATTCAGTATGGATAAGAATATGATATATGTAGATATGGATGGCGTACTCGCCGACTTCTTTGGCGGCCTTGAACGAAAGTTTAAAGTAGATCATTGGAAAAATATTGATAACGTAGAAGAAAAGATTATGAGTCTTCGTAATACTGATTTCTTCTACACACTTGACAAATATGAAACATCAGATGATTTGATTCATCATGTGCGTCAAATTTCAAATGGTGATTGGGGAATCTGTTCCTCGCCACTTAAAAATGATTTTGCTAACTCGACATTCCACAAACGTCGTTGGTTACAAAAGCATATGTTTATGCCTGCGGTTCCAAAGTGTATTTTTACTGGCCATAAACATAAGTTCGCCACAAATATTATTACTGGTGAACCCAACATCTTAATTGATGATAAACATACTAATATTGATGCTTGGAAGAAAGCTGGTGGTATTGCAATCCGGTATCAAGCAAATGAAGATGATCTTGAAGAATATTTGTTTATGCAACTAGATGAGGCTTTAAAGGGTATAAATAGATAATATAAATTATCCGAGATAATACAATGGCAAGAAAAAACCGACTCTTTGCAAAACTAGCTAGTGATGTTGATACTAGCGGAAACCTCGCAGCAACAGGTATTCAATCTGAAGCATTAGATACTGGTGTTACTGTATATGCATCTGCTGGTAATTTGCCTGTATCTGGTAATACCGCAGGTGATCAAGCTTTTGTAACCGGTACTGGTCGTTTGTATATTTTTTCTGGTGTTGGTTGGTATAATGTTGCATTAATTAATAATACGCCAATTATTCAGTCTGTACTAGATTCAGATGGGGGAGCAACTCCATTTAGTCTAGCACAAGATGGTACAGCTACTACAATTACTATTACCGCTACGGATTCGGATGGTGAAACAATTACTTATAATGCCACTGCAGATTCAGACTTTGGTGGACTCGCATCCATATCACAATCGAGTAATGTATTTACTATAACACCATTTAGTCAAGATTCTGCAACGGCTTCATCCGGTACAATTACGTTTACTGCAACAGACGGTATTAATACCGCAACTTCAGCAACGCAGACGTTTACACTAAATTTCTTATCCCAATATTGGGATGAAACGGTATTAAGTATTGGAACTTCTAGCACTAATGGATTAGATAATAGTACATTCGTTGAGCGTTCTACTAATGCACATACTGTTACACCAACTGGTACTCCGGTTCAAACAGCATTCCATCCGTATCTTAATAAGTGGAGTGTTGAGTTTGATTCACTGTCTTCAAGAATCTATACAGGGAGTAGTTCTGATTTTGGAATCGGCACTAATGATTTTTCATATGAGGGCTGGATTTATATTAATGATCTTACTGGGTTTACTACCTACTCTACTGGTTTCGGTTTAGGGGCAAACTTCTATGGATCTGACACGTTACGCTTAATTTTAAGAGATGCGGCAAACGGTAATTACATAACACTTTGTTTCGTAAATGCTAGAGTGCTAGTCAGTACGACAACTTTTGAAACAGGTCAATGGAATCATATTGCAGTTTGTAGATCAGGTAATACTCTGTCGATGTTTTACAACGGCACACGAATTGCTACCGCAACGTATACAACAAACATCAATAGTGGAAATGCTACTCATGCTTATGTTGGTCACACCGGAACTAATACTGAAGGATTCAAAGGTAACGTATCAAACGTAAGATTTCTTAATGGATCTTCTGCTTATGATGCAACATCTTCATCAATAACTGTGCCGACAGAACCGTTAACTGCTATCACCAATACAAAATTGTTAACGTGTCAATCTAATCGTTTCATTGATAACTCATCATCGGGTCATACTTTAACCCTTGGAGTAGTCCCAAAAGTCTCTGCCTTCAACCCATTCGGTCAAGAGTCTGAGTATGCGGTGGGAGAGAATAAGGGATCTGTTTATTTAAATGGTAGTTCATATATGACGTTAGCAACGTCACCATTTCATATGGATCAATCAGATTACACAGTAGAATGTTGGATATATCCAACCGTACTAGGGCGATATATAATGGGTATCTGGTCGTCTACAAGCGCATCAAATCAGGCATGGTCATTAAGAACGTTCAGTGGTGGTGAGATTAACTCTGAAATTGATCCCGGTGATGTCCAAATTGCAACTTCTTCTGCGGGAATCATAAAACTAAACCAGTGGCACCATGTTGCATTAACTAGATCCGGAGGAGATTTTAGAATATTTGTAGATGGAGATGTTGTAGCAAGTGGTAGTAGCCCCGGATTTAATATGGCTGAAGGTGGTGGATTTATGGGAATTGGTGCAGTTCAAGGATTAACTGGTAGTCCTTTTACTGGATATATTTCGGACGTCTATATTAGAAAAGGTGCCGCAAAATATACTTCAGCATTTACCATACCAACCGCACCTGTTCAAAATACCGACGCTACTTTGTACCTCCCATTTGATAACGCAGGTATCTTTGATAAAACGGGTAATCATACTCTGGCATTGAACGGTAACGTTGCTACATCCACTACTCAAACTAAGTTTGCTGATACTGCGATGTACTTTGATGGGAGTGGGGATTATCTAGCCTTGCCTGCAAGTTCAGAAACAGATTTCGGCACGGGCGATTTTACCGTCGAAATGTGGGCGAACCCAAGCGCGCAAACAAACGATTACCCATCTCTTATTGCGTGTGCTGCGTCTTGGTCTACTGGGGCGTTTTACATTAGATATGACAACGTGGGCAATGCCGACAGCTTTGGTGTTTTTTGGAACCCAGATGATCCGTTGATTATAGCGAATACAACTTCGGCAACTGGGACTTGGCATCATGTTGCCGTTGTTCGAAATGGAACTTCCATTGTTCTCTATGTAAACGGAACCAATGTTGGTTCTGCGACAATATCATCCACCCGCACATTAAACCTTGGCTTAGGTGGAGCTGTGTGGATTGGAAACAATGGAAGCGCGCAATGCTTCTATAAGGGCTACATCGAAAACCTCCAGATCCTTAATGGTGTTGCTAAGTACACCGCAAACTTTACACCACCTACTCAAGAACAGGGTAGACAATATCAGGCGGAGTCATAAGTATAAATAAAAAAATAACCTAACCCATAGAGGAGAGAGATATGGCAGAAGGTACACACCCAGCAGATACCAATGGTGATGGTATCGTTGATGAACGTGAACATGAAATGTACCTTGAGTTCAAGCGTAAGGAAATGGAAGACGCTGATGCTCAACGGGATGCAATCCGCAAGATGGCTTGGTTCGCACTTTTTGGTTTGTTACTTTATCCATTAGGGATATTTGTAACATCGATGTTTGGATTATCAGAGGCAGCAGGTTTGATTGCTGATATTGCGCCAACATACTTTGCATCAATTGCGGTATTAGTCTCGGCATTCTTTGGAGCAGACGCACTCGGCAAATCTAAAAAATAGATTATGTGGGTATTATTAGTTATGATAATGACCTCAGGCTCTCAACCTGAGGTTATAGCTTATGACCAAGGATGGTACACAAGCTGGGGTGAATGTAGAGACGTTGGAAAAGCTATGACCAGCGAACTCGATGGAAAATATACATATACATGTGTTGAATGGAAAAAGCGTTAATTTATGAAAAAACTGATCTATCAGGTTTCTATTGGGAAACCTTCTAAATTATATGGACATTGTACTCAATCGGTAAAAGACTATGCAGACCGAATTGGTGCAGATTATATTAAACAAACAATTCCTACCTTAAAAATCAAGCCAGATCCTTTTGCTACAAATAGGCATCCAAATGCTTGGGAAAAGCATGGCGGATTTATGCCTATCTTTGAAAAAGAAAATGTCTTTAATTATTTTGATGAATATGACATGTGCTGTGTTATAGATGCCGACATCTATGTTCGTCCAGATGCACCAGACATTTTTGAAGAGATGAGTGAAAATGATACCGTTGGTTCTGTTTATGAATGCGATCTACCAATCAATGACGCGTATGCTGCAAAGATTAAACAGTATTCTCAAAATTGCTGGTCTAATTATATGAAGTTTGATTGGAATCCACAGCCACGTACGGGATTAGATTTCTTTAATTCTGGTGTAATGCTTTATAATTCAAAGAATATGAAAAAAGCATTAAATGGAATGACACCAAAACAGTTCTTGCAGCAGCCGATGTTAAAAGATTTCATTGATGGCATTGGTTGGTTAAAATGGCAGTCAGATCAGATGACCCTAAATTATTGGTTTAAAGCAAAAGGCATTCCGGTCAAACGCTTGAATTGGAAGTGGAATACATTATTCACTGCGGTTTATACTAAAGATATGAAAGAAGCTCATTTTGTGCATTTCTTCCTTAAAGATAAATTGCCTAATCATGGTGAAAATGTAGAACAACTTATGAAAGAAATTACATGATACCAATGATGACAAAGAATGAATGGGAATTTTTAAAATCCTATTTACATTCTGATCAAATCATGTTAGAATATGGTTCTGGCATAAGTACTGGATTATTAGCTAAACTAGTGAATACTTTATATTCAATTGAGCACTATAAAGATTGGTATAACAGAGTAGTTAAAGAAATAAAAGGTTTAGATAATGTGCAGTACCTTTATATACCAAAGGAAAGCGGTGCACCGAAAGAAGATCGCAATCTAGATCCTAAGTTTTATGAGAAATATATAAACTGGCCAAAGACACAAGATGTAATATTTGATGTTGTGTTCATTGATGGACGAGCTAGACAATGGGTTGCTGAATCTATACTGGATAATATAAGAGATGATTCTTTAGTTTTTATCCACGATTGGAATCCAAAACTAAAACCAAAATACAGAATGCGTTACAAGAGAATATTAGATCTTTACGATATTGTAAAATCAGAAAATATGATGACATTACTGAGAAAAAAATGATTATTGATCCTAAAATTTTTATTCATATACCAAAAAATGCTGGTACAACCGTACGATTAAGTCCTATATTGAAAGGTAGGATTATTGAATCAGTTCCACAAAACCATAAAAGCAAAGAATATTCTGCTGCTGTAAAAGCACATATGGATAAGATTGGCGATCACCACGGATATGAGCATGCAAGATGGCGGGATTTAAAACCAACTCTTACGTCAGCTTATGACGCATTTGCAGTGATCCGCAATCCATGGTCTCGTGTGGTATCACGCTATCTTTTTGCAAAGAAAGTAACCGAAGTTGAAAAGAAACCTGATGCTCCACCTGGAAAATATAAAATTAATTCCCTAGAACATTTCTTAGAAGAACGCCATGAATGGGGAAACATGGAATATATGTGGCATCGTGCAATCCGTGGATGGTACCCACAAATTGATTATGTTACTGATGAATCCGGAAACATCCGCTGTGATTGTATTCGTCAAGAAGAATTTGATACTGCAATCAAACAGTATTTTAAATTGCCTAGTATGGATCGTCATCGGAATGTGACAAATATGTTAAAAGGAGATTGGAAAGATTTATATAATGAGAAGACAATTCAAATTGTTGGTGATTGGTATCAAGCAGATATCGATGCATTTGGATTTGATTTCGATACTCCTGCACAAAAGAATTATTGGAGTTTATAATGTCTTGTAGATTAACTGAAAAGAATGTTACATTCATACATATTCCAAAAACTGGTGGAAAATCAATTCGTAAGTTTTTAGAGACTAATCATGACTTTGTAAGAAAAACAATTCATGGAAAGGACAATTTAGAAAAATTATCTCCCGCAGAATGGAATAAAGCTAAACATCCAACAATGATAGAAACAAAAGAGATTTATGGACTGGATGATTTGGGATATATTTTCACTTGCGTTAGAAATCCATATCATCGTATTATGAGTGGATATTTTCACATGACACATATGAAAATAATTCCGAACTGTACATTTAGTAGATTTATTAAAGATAAAATTCATTACGACGGATTTATGAGACCAATGGTTGATTATATTGAGGATATGACTGGTGTTAATCACATTATGAAATACGAGACATTAACCGAAGACTTTGAATATATAAAAAGTGAATTAAAGTTAGAAGGTGATTTGCCGAATATTGGTAAATCTTTTAATACTAATAATGTATATTCAAATATATACAAAAACAATCCAGAATTTATAAAAATGGTTTATAACTTATATAGGCCAGATTTTATTAGATTTGAATACGATAGGGATCAAATATGAAAATTTTAGTACTCGGCGGCGATGGTTTTTGCGGATGGCCAACTGCATTAAAACTATACGCAAATGGACATGATGTTTTAATCCTAGATAATCTATCTAGAAGATTAATTGATGATGAATTAAAAACTTCATCCCTCACGGAAATTGCCACAATTGAACAAAGAATCAGAAAAGCCCAATCTGTGATTGGCAATAAACAAGGTTCTGGTAGTATTAAGTTTGTACGATGTGATGTTAGAAAATATCATAAACTTGTTGAGCACCTCCGTGCTTTTTGGCCAGATGCGATTGTACATTTTGCAGAACAAAGATCTGCTCCATATTCAATGATCTCTCAAAAAGAAAGACGATATACTATTGAGAATAATATCCTTGCTACTAATGCAGTACTCGATGCTATCGTAGATGTGAATCCAAAAATTCATTTAGTACACCTAGGAACTATGGGTGTGTATGGCTACTCAAAAGAATTTGGCGATATTCCGGAAGGATATTTAGACGTACAAATTAAAGAAACGCAAGAAGACGTTAGTATATTATATCCAACAAATCCAGGTAGTATCTACCATATGACCAAATCATTGGATCAGATTTTATTCCAATTCTATAATAAAAACTGGGGAATTAAAATTACTGATCTTCATCAAGGTATTGTATGGGGAACACAGACAGAAGAAACTAAATTGCATCCGCATTTAATGAATCGATTTGATTATGATGGAATCTATGGTACAGTCTTAAATAGATTTATTGTTCAGGCAGCATCAGGCAATGAGCTAACTGTTTACGGCACTGGTGGGCAGAAACGTGCATTTATTCATATTGAAGATTCTGCTCGGTGTATTCAACTTGCTTGTGAAAATCCACCGACTGGAAAAGACCCGAAGGTGCGTATTTTTAATCAAGTATCAGAGTGTAAAACTGTTAAACAACTAGCACAATATGTTGCGCGCGCATACAATGCTAATATTTCTTATGTTAAGAATCCGCGTAAAGAGGCTGAATCAAATGAACTTACGGTGCATAATGAAGGATTACAATCGCTTGGGTTTAAACCTTTAACTCTGCAGAAAAAATTAGTAGATGATACCCAGGTATTGGCTGAAACATTTAAGAACGGAGTGGACAGAAGTAAGTTCTTAATGTCACCAAATTGGTAATATGAAAAACGCAATATTTTCTTATTTTCTACCGGCTGCCGGTGTTGATAAGCTGAAACATTATAGAGGACTAGACGGTATCCCTGAATGGGGAATCCGTGCTAGTTCTTATTTCCAAAAATACGCCAATATTCACGGTGTTGATTATCACTTCTCTACTGAATCATATTGTAATGCAAGATCAAATTATTTTGAGATATGTCGTGTTTATCTCGATCCGATGTTTGACCAATACGATAAAGTATTATTTGTAGATTTAGATGTTGTTCCAAAAGATATGTCCGCAAACATATTTGATATCGATGTTATTGATATTGCAGGATGGCCAGAATTTAAACATACAAAAATTAAAGGCGATCCTAAGTGGGATGACAATCCTCCGCTCAGAGCCAGATTCGAACACTTTGGCGCACCGATGATCAAACCTAAAACTGCAACTGATAACAGTACGCGGATGCTAAATACAGGTGTATTATTATGGTCAAAAGAAGCAAGATTAAAAGCCCGAGAAAGTTTTGATCATTTTGAAGATTGGTTTGGATATAAAAATAAATTACTAGAACCCGGTAAATGGGAAGACTTTGGACATAGTTCTTATTGTTTAGATCAGCCGTTTCTTAATGCTATGTTTAATAAATTTAATTTTGATGTTCTAGAACTGGATTATAAATGGAATAGGTTCCCTACAAAAGATGAAAATGAGCCATGTTATTTTGCTCATTATCTTGGTAAGGATGGAAAGAATGTTATACTAGATGTGTTCCCTGAATTATGAAAACTATTATATACCAAAATATTGTTAACGAACCAGATCTTCAAGAGAATAAAAGACTTTTGTTTGATACGGCTGCAACGACTATAGAACGTTATGCAAATAATATTGGATCTGAATATTTACTCTCAAGAGAAAAATATTTTCCAAACTACCACTCTATATGGGGTATTTTTAGAATTTTAAAAGATCCGACATTTAAGGAATATGATAAAGTAGTATTTGTAGACGGTGATGTATTTGCAAGAAATACTAAAAATAATATATTTAAAAAGTATGATAGTTTTGCAGCATGTCGAAATACCGAAAATGATCGATCCCATATGCGACCCGAATATAAATTGTTTGGACCAAGGTTTTTTAACTCAGGTATCGTAATATTTAATCCTGAAGATATTGATAAATTAAGTAAAAACAATCCTGACAAATATATGAGAGAATATCAGAATGTAAAACCTGGTAGAGATCAATTAGCATTAAATGTTATGGCACATCAAATCTTAGGTCCATACATTGAGATTATGAAAAAAGATGCATGCTATTTAAAAGATGAATCAGAATCTATGACTGCACCATTAGTTCACTTAGCAGGAAGAGACCGGCAAAAATATTGGAATAATATTAATTTTTGGAATGAACAGTTTGAGGTATAAATGGAAGCCCATATTATTACATTGACATCTAATCTACGATCATCTGCAGCAGCAGATCGATGTAAAAAATCAGCTAATATACCAATTAAAACATTTGAAGCTGTAACTGAAACACAAGCCGAAAAACTTATGAGAGATTTTTATATCAGATGGAATTATCCGTGGAAGGGTGAGGAATACGATATGAAAGCAGGTGTGAAAAAAACTGCATATCAGACTGTTGAACCTATGAGAAGAATTGCTTGTTTCTTATCTCATTATCTTTTATGGAAACGTTGTGCAGAGCAAAACGAACCACTCATGGTTCTAGAACATGATGCAATCTTTATTAAACCATTTGATGAAACACCATTTATGAAAGCCGAATGTGAAATTATTTCAATTAACGATCCACGTGGTGCTACGCGCAAGGCGCAAGACTTTCATGAGAAATTACAAAAAGGACCACAACTAATTCAACGTGTTCCAACTATTGATGATCTCATGATTCCTCAAGGATTGCCTGGAAACAGTGCATACATAATTAAACCAGGCGGAGCTCAAAAGATGCTCGAGCTTGTAAAAGAATTTGGTGCTTGGCCAAATGATGCTTTGATGTGTAAACAACTAATTCAAACATTAGCGTCAAGTAAGGTTTATTATACAAAGGTACAAGGTACTCCTTCGACAACATCATTATGAAAGCAAGTGTAATTACAATCATTAACAATATCCGATCTCGTCAAGTTGCGGATCGTTGCATTAAATCAGCAGCTGCAAATGGTTTACATGTAGATTATTTTTCTGCAATTACTCCGGACAGCGATCCATTAAAAATCGCTTCTCAAGAAAATATTCCTATTGAAGGATTTGAAGAAAAGTATTCAAGGTTTACTAATTGCCTTGCTGCTTTCTTATCTCATTATTGGTTATGGAAAGTAACTGCAGCAGGGACACATCCTCACGTAATTTTTGAACATGATGCCGTTATGGTAAGTCCGCTTCCAAATGTTTTTCACGGTGATATTGTAAATCTTGGTAAGCCTTCTTATGGTAAATGGAATACACCAACATTTTTAGGTGAAGGCCCATTAACATCAAAAGCATATTTCCCTGGGGCACACGCATACTATATTACTCCAAAAGGAGCACAGCAATTGATTGATCAGGCACACATTGATGCTGGTCCTACAGATATTTTTATTAATAAAAGCCATTTTAATGATTTAAAAGAAGTATTTCCGTATTGTGCTGAAGCAAAGGATAGCTTTACGACAATTCAAAATGAAACCGGGTGTCTAGCTAAACATAACTATGGTGAATCGTATGAAGTTATTTAAAAATGCGGTATTAATTGGTTGTGATGCTAAGCAAGAATGGATGATGCGATGGTGGTTTGACAATTATAAAAAACATAATAACCTACCGGTCATTTGTGCTGATTTTGGTTTATCTCCTCAAGGTCGTAAATATGCTGAATCTCAGTCTAAGCACGTAATTGATATGACTGGTATCCAAGAAAAAGGATGGTTTAAAAAACCAAAGTCAATGTTAGCGTGTCCTGCAGAAAAAACTTTGTGGATTGATATTGATGCAGAAATAAAAGGATCGTTGAAAGAAGCTTTTAATATGTTCGAACCAGGTAAACTTGCAATGGTTGAAGATCATCCATGGAAAAAACGCCGTGGTGAACTATGGCATAATTCTGGAGTAGTCGGGTTTATTGGTAAACCACAGATTTTAAAAGATTGGGCAGCTAGAGTTGAAGCAAATCCTAGAATCGGTGATCAAGAAGTTCTTCATAGTATGTTAAATCCTATTACAAAAATTACATATATAAAAGATCTTCCGCATCGATTTAATGTGTTACGAATTGATGTTGATGATAATAATGTTCCAAAAGATCCTGTCGTTATGCATTGGACTGGATCAAAGGGTAAAGATATAATTAGGAGTCAGTTGAATGCCTAGGATTGTACATATTATTGGTAATGGCGATGCAGCTCATACGTACAATGAAGAACCGCGTAAAGGTTTAAAGCTTACATGTAATATGCCACCATTCCCAGTTGAAGATGCTTATGGTACGGTAATGGTCGATTTTAAAATGATGCAAGCTTTGACTAAAGGCGAGATCACTTTACCAGGTGATTGGATTTTAGGATTTCGTCCAAAAATCTGGATGGAAAAACAACCGGCTTGGTATGTTAAAATGTCATCTCAAGTGAAAGAATTTTATTTAAAATTGCCAAAATATGTAAAAAACTATACTGATTTTAATTGTGGGCATATGGCTACTCATTATGCTTGTAGTAAATTTAAACCAGACATTGTTCATATGTACGGATTTGATTCTATGTTTGATATGAACCTGAGATCATATACAGATTTATTTTTACCATCACCAAGAGATGACGGAAGTAATGTTAGATTAAGCGATAATTGGAGACCTGTTTGGACTGGTATTTTTAATGAATTTAAAGATACTGAATTTGTTTTGCATCATTTCCATGATCAGCTTAAAATGAAAGTACCAGACAATGTAAGAGTTGAAATTCATCATAAAAAGAATAAGAAAGCTAAATAAGTTATTGATAACGTTACAAAAACTTTTGTGAAAATAGTTGTGTACAAACTCTCACTTATACTATAGAATGATACCATAAATTGATGAGGAGAGTATTATGATTAAGTATGATGTTACAGTGACTGGGTATGACGTTCGTTACCACGAGTCTTTCATCTTGTTTTCAACTAGCAAGCTTGAAGCAATGAAAAAAGGTATTCGACTTGCGCGTAAGTGTGACAATGTGTCAGGTGAGTTACGTGCAACTGCTCGCCTTGTCCGTGAAGAATCTTTCACTCCAGGTATTTGTGTATGAATATTCCACGCGATAAGCAAAAGATTATCGAGGACATGGTGAAACTTTGTGTTCGTCATCTTCGTAAGAAAAAGTACGAGCTTAACCTTCCAAAGTCTGTTGTTGACAATGCGTGCAAACGTCTCAAAATCTATGCTCGCCGCAATGGTCGTTCATGGGCTGGTCACAATATGATTAAGATCAATGTATTGTGCTGGCAGTTTGGTAACTCAACGTGGGATGAATACTCACGATTCAATAATGATTCAGTCATTGGTAAAATCAAGGTGAATGATAATCGTGATATTTTACTTTGCCTTGTGGCTCATGAGGTATCACACTTCATTCAATACACGTATTACAATTGGTTCCCACAATATCTAAAGGACAAGCAAGACCGTGATCGTGGTCACGGAGAATGCTTTCAAACAATTTACCGGTATCTCCGTGCTGATCTGGTAAATCCAATGATTGAGTCTAAGCGTGAACAATATCTGGAGAGATTAGCATGAATACAGTGATGGCATGGGGTAGTTCTCATTTTAAACGTAAGACAGCCGAGATGGTAGCAAACTTTTGTATTGAACGTTTGATGCCACGGATGAAGACACTTGATATATGTATTGAATTATCTAAAAACATGGATAATGCTGATGGTTATTGTCTTGCAGTAAATCCACGTGAGTTTGTAATTGAAATTGATAGTCGACTCAAGGCTGATGACTTTATTACTGCACTGACTCACGAGATGGTACACGTCAAACAATACGCACGTGGTGAGACAAAAGATGTCAATACCTTCACCAAGTCATGGAAAGGTGAGGAATACGTATCGATGTATTCAACAGTTGATGAGTATATGGCTTTGCCTTGGGAAGCTGAAGCATACGAACTTCAAGAAGTTTTATGTAATGAGTATAAGCAATTGAAATTAAAAGAATTAAAAAAGTGAAAATAGTTGTGTACTTTTGAATTTACCCGCTATATAATGGTTACATCAAATGAGAGAGGATATGAATATGACAACTTTACTGCAGCACATCGAATTACTGAATGCCCACGCTGACCACATGATGGCTCAGGAGCCTGGTTTGTGGATGTCCAAGTGGACTGATGACATCTCGCATTGGAACGAGATGGGCATCTTTACGGTCGAAGACTTCGAGCGTAACTCGCTGATCAATAATATCAGCGATGCTTCGAAGGAGCTGTATGGCTGCCGTCTACGTCTAGATTGGGACGAGATGTCAATCGATCGCATGAAGGAGATGTATACAAACATCTGCGATCAGCTCAATGAGCAGTTCGAGATGGAGCAAGAAGCAGAAGCTCTTGCCGCCGAGTGGAAGAAAGGTCTTCCTGATGATTGTGAGCCTCTTCCTTACGAGGAGTACGCTGACCTGGAGTTAGCGTAATGGCACAGAATCTTTTTGCTTACAAAGGTTTCATTTATAAAATTGAAACCGAAGAATTGGTGATCGTTGATCGCTACATGACATTTCGCGATAGCGGTGAAAAAATTAGTCTAACTGAATTTGGTGAAATTACATTAAATGATTTTAGACAAATCGTGGATTCTTACTTAGATAGGAATCCGTAATGAGTCTAGAAGAATGGCTGCTTCTGTCTATCTCTCTCCTCTCTCTTTTGGCGGGAGTAGCCATCCTTCTAGGTTTAGCTAGTGTTGTCTTCCGGTTCTTTTTTAGAACGTGGTATATTTGGATAGCACTTATAGTAATTCTCGTTGTAGCTCAGTAGGATAGAGCATCGGCCTTCTAAGCCGACGGTCGTAGGTTCGAATCCTACCAACGAGGCCAACTAATTGCTCGATAGCTCAGTAGGTAGAGCAGGAGACTGTTAATCTCTTGGTCCCAGGTTCGAGTCCTGGTCGAGCAGCCAATTTTGTGGACGTGGCTGATAGGTTAGGCGACTGACTGCAAATCAGTTTTAGGCAGGTTCGATTCCTGTCGTCCACTCCAGAGTTCGGTGCCTGCAGCGCCGATAGGAACGTGACCGAATGCCTCTCGCTGATGGGGGGTAAGGTAGACCGAAGGGGTAGCGCCCATGTCCCTAGCGGGAACGTCAGGTCGTAGGGGGTCTATTTAGAAAGGTACATCAGATCGTACCCCCTTGGTGGTTACCCGAATCCACCCGTTCCGCACTTTATTTTGGACCTATAGCTCAGTTGGTTAGAGCAGGGGACTCATAATCCCTTGGCCGTAGGTTCAAGTCCTACTGGGTCCACCATATTAGGAGATAGTATGTCAGTTAAATTCGACGTATATAGTAAAGACCGTAAACGCCAAGCGATTGTAGAAAAACGATCAACTGGATATTTTGTTAAGTTTTTTGAAAATTCACAATTAAGAGAAGAAAGGGATTTGACTCAGCATTCAATATACTATGCTGAAGATGCTGCAATTAATTGGATAAATTATATTATCAAATAGTATAATAAGTATGTACAAATGTAAAAATACTGAGTATAATCCTTCTTATGAAAAAATATTTTATTACAGTTGAATGGAATCACGGGTTCATACACACATACGATGTTATGGGTGGTGAACCCGGTTCTCGTTCTGATGCAGTTCAAGATGCAAAGACACATTTGAATTCAGCACGGAATATTAAATCATATATAATAAAAGACGAAGAGGGAAATATTGTGTATGACAAATCAAGAGATAATTCAAAAACTAAACTCGATTGAAGAAGATCTAGGGTTTTTAGAAGAGGTTATAGATCGATCACTTGTAGAAACTAAAATTGAAGAGCTACGGCTCATTCGTTATGAACTTGAGAGGAAACTAAATTATGACAAAACTTCAACGTTTAAAAATGATCAAGCGAGTTGCTAAGAAAGTTGAGCGTGAACGTAAAGTTGCAGCTAAATTAGCATATGAAAATTCTGTGTACATGGATGACAGAGAAGTGTATAATACCATTCAAAGCTCTGGTGTTTTAGACACTTATTCTGCAATGAAGGAATATGATCAATGGCAGTAAGTCGGCGTAAAAAGCTTCTTCGTGAAAAGAAACTTTCTATATATAGTATGGAGCTAAAACGTGAGAAACGTTTTGCATCGTCAGTAAATCTTCAGGAGTTTAAAGAATATGTTCCGAGCAGGTCGTTCTTACGCGTTCCTCAGCACATCCCCTCGCACGAAATCCGCACACCCAACGCAAATGCAACAGCAAAAGCAAAAACAAAAGAATACTCAGGAGACTACATCACAGGTCTCGCCACGATGCACAAAAGTAACATCGTCCCAGTAGGTAGAGACGATAATCCTGCAGATTATGCGACAATGAGAAGAAACTAATGACTCAACATCCAGTCGATCATAGAAAATTCTTTTTAGAAAAAATGATTAATGAGCACAATCTTAAATATGGGGCAGAACTTGGTGTTCATGCCGGAGTTACATTTAAATATATGATTGAGTCTTGCCCAAATCTCAATCTAATAGGTATTGATCTCTGGAATAAAAATCAAAAAAATATAAACTTTTATCATCATTTAAAGGCATGGTGTGAAAAATATTCTGATAGAACAACTCTATATAGAGAGTCTACCTTTACCGCTCATGAGCACGTGAAAGACTCGAGTTTAGATTTTATTTTTATTGACGCACTTCATACATATGATGCAGTGAAAAAAGATATATCTAATTGGTCACGTAAAGTAAAATCTGGTGGTTTTATCATAGGTCATGATTTCCACATGGATGGTGTAAGAGATGCGGTGAATGAAACTTATGGGCTGACATATACATTAGGCCCAGATGAAATTTGGTATAAAAGGAAAAACTAATGGCTAAGCCACGCGTTAAAACAGGAATCAGAGGCATTCCGCAAGATCGTGGATTCCGTGCAGTTGATTACTACATGCATTACGATCTTGAAAAGAAAGATCTTGTAAAGTTAGCTAAAGACTATATCAAGAAAAACTATTCAAAAGAAGATGCTAAGGCAATTAATGCAAATGCTGAGTGGAACTTTACCATGTATAATGGTATTGTTGCTGCAGCATATTGTATAGATAATGATATTGACTTCCCTGAAGAATATGCAAGATATCCGGAAGAAGTTAAAACATATTTCGATGGATTGCTTTTAAAGGGTAAAGGACTCCTACGAGCTAAAGCTTTATTAGAGGAAGTTCGCGAAACAAAAAAGATCTTAACGCCACAGCAGAGGTTACTGAATAAGATTCATGCTACGGTTATGCTTGACATTGACAAGATGGAAGATGAATGGTACGAAGGTGAAAAAACAGACTTTGATATCGTTGCATCATTCCGGATCAATGAGTTAAAAGGTATGGCTGTCGCACCTGTTGTGGCGTATCTGAAGCGTATGCTACCTGAGTATGAGGATGCTCATAGTGGGAATTGCAAGGATGCAAAGGTAGCATACGCACACCTTGGTAAGCGTGAATTATCGCGTCGTATTAAGGTGATAAATAACATGATAGCTGAGCTTGAAAAATATAAGATAGCTCAGAAACAAATGCGAAAACGGAAAGCTAAATGAGCGTAGAAGAAAATTTCTTAACAAAAGCAAAATTTTCAAAACTGGTCGAAAGAACAGTGATTGAAAAACGTCTATCTTATATGGATGCAATAGTATGGTTATGTGAAGAACACAACATTGAGATAGAAGATTGCCGAAAGTTTATTAATCCTATCATTAAGGATAAGCTTGAGGCAGAGGCAAGAAGATTAAACTTTTTACCTCGCACTAATGAGTTAGTGTTCGAATAAATATAGATGTACTTCGGTACAAATACAGTGTATAATACAGTAACATATTTCAGCAAACAAGGACAATACGATGTCATTCGAAAATCTAAAGCGCAATCGCGATCAAATCAATAAACTCCTCAATGCCGCAGAATCTGTCGGTGGAACTCAAGAAAAGAAATCATATGGTGATGACCGTTTCTATAAGCCAGCTGTCGATAAGGCAGGTAATGGTTACGTAGTACTTCGTTTCTTGCCTGCACCTGAAGGTGAAGATCTTCCGTGGGTACGGTACTGGGATCACGGATTCAAAGGTCCTACAGGGATGTGGTATATTGAACGATCGTTGACTTCTATCGGCCAACCAGATCCAGTCGGTGAGTTAAACTCACGTCTATGGAATACTGGTGTAGAGGCTGATAAAGACCGTGCACGTACGCAGAAGCGTCGTCTACATTATGTAACTAATGTACAGATCGTTAGTGATCCTGCTAATCCAGAAAATGAGGGTAAAGTATTCCTCTATCAATTTGGTAAGAAGATCTTTGACAAGATCATGGACGTTATGCAACCGGCATTCCAGGATGAAACTCCGGTCAATCCATTTGACTTCTGGGAAGGTGCGAACTTCAAGTTGAAGATTCGTAACGTGGAAGGTTATCGCAACTATGATAAGTCTGAGTTTGAGTCACCATCACAACTAGCTGATGACGCTCAACTCGAAGAGATCTACGGTAAGTTGAACCCACTTAATGAGTTCACGGATCCAAAGAACTACAAGACTTATGACGAACTCAAGGCTAAGTTAATGCGAGTTCTTGGTGAAGAGGTAGAAGCTGGTGCTCCTACTCTGAAGCAGGAAGCTCAAATGAACGAACCAGCTCCAGCACCATTGCTCGAGCCAGTCACAGCTGATGAGATTCCGTTCGATACCGATGAAGATGACACAATGTCATACTTCGCTAAGTTGGCTAATGACGATTAAATCATTCGTGTACGACCTATTCCAGATACGAATGGGTCGTCAAAATCAAATGGTTTTGATATAACTGGCATAGCAGTATTTGATGTAGAACTTGATTTTGTGCTATTGTCAGAAATTATTACAGGCGCAGGTGCTCTAGTTGCTTGCGCCTTTTTGTTTTCTTCAGCTTCTCTTACCATTGATCCAAATACGTTACCGATATTATTTGGTTTAATTGCTTCTTTAATTGGATTTGATTTCATCTTTGGCATAGTAATCTGATCAAATCCAGCAGCACTAAACATACTTTTCATATTACCCATCATCGATGGCATTTCACCCATCATAGATTGGGCAATATCCATATCTGATGCGCCAGCCGCCCTCATAGCATCTTCTTTTGCTTTTAGCTCAGTACCTTTTTGCTGCGTTGCTTTCATAATTCCACTATCTTGGAATTTTGTCATAATCTGACCAAGCGTATTACCCATTCCTTCTGGGATCATGCTACCAGGTAAAGGTTTAGGTTTAGCACCACTTGGCAAACGTGTTGGTTCAGATTTAGGTTTAACACTACTTGGCAAAGGTGTTAGTTCAGATTTAGGTAATTCTTTTGGTTCAGATTTAGGTTTAGCACCACTTGGCAAAGGTGTTAGTTCAGATTTAGGTAATTCTTTTGGTTCGGATTTAGGTAATTCTTTTGGTTCAGATTTAGGTAATTCTTTTGGTTCAGATTTTGGTATGGGTTTGTTATCAGTTAAAGGCTTATTATCACTTGTTCGATAAATGAAACCATCTCGCTGTCTCATACGACCAGCATCCGGACCATCGATAACTGGCATTGTTGCTCCATTGAGGGGTTTGCCACTTAATGTCAGACCGCTATTAAATGCATTTATAGCCGATTGATGCATTATTTGTTGGGCCTGCGATGGCATAGGACCTTGGTTTTCTTCTTGATATGCTGCCCACGATGCAGCGTAGTCTATTTTACCACCTTTATTTTTTTCGTAATCTTGAAGAACTTTTCCATGTTCACTATCTTTAGGAACAATTGCTTCTTCACCATGAGCTACAACTGGTGTACCTTTACCAAAGTTGGCAAATAATTTACCAAAAGCACCAACCGTCCCGTTATTTGCCCCTGGTATTTCAAGTGTTTCAGTTCCATCATTAGGCTTATCAGCATTTGGGTCACCTTTAACAAAATTCTTAAATGCTTCCCAGCCATCACTAACAGCTTGACCAACGTCAAAATTAGTAATCCAATCAATAATCTTATTAATTGTCTTAGCTATTGCCATTCCAAAGTCTTTAATCATTTGTTCAAAATCAAATGCTTCATCAAACTTAGCAGCATCTTCTTCTGATAATATACCAAGTTTTTTACCAATCCATAATGTAATAGATTTGATAAGATTTAATGGAGCTCCGACAATAGATCCGAGTAAACCAGATACTGCTCCAGTTAATGCACCAACAAAACCTTCTTCTTCATAGCCTTCAATTGCACCCTTAATAGTATCATAAGCAGTAAAGATAAGACCGATAGGTAAGAATATTTTTTTAAGGACTCCGCCAAATCCTTGGAGTAGTTTGAGGATTTTACTGTCTTCTGCAAATGTAAATGCAGATTTTAATGCACTCATCGCTTTACCAAACTTAGTGCCTTCACCAAATAAACCAGATAAAGTTTTTCCCGCACCGCCAAATGCATCTGCGATTCGATTAATAGCTCTTCCAATAATATTAGGAGCTTTCATGAAGCGTCCAGTCTCAATATTTCTCCAACGTTGTGCAACCTCATCAAAGACTGCAGCTGGTCCACGCAATGCCTCAATCAGTTTTACAATTGCAATTCCAATAATACCTTCACCACTGAACATTTTAAAGAATGCTTTGAGTTTATTTCCCATTCCTAACCAGGCAGATGCAAAGGTTCTTGAAATATCATTCATTGTTTCATCTAATGATGCAATAACAGCACCGCTGAATCCAGCAACAATTGTTCCCAGAGTTCCAGTTAATGCTGCAACTGCCGCACCGATTCCAGCAAATAGGCCAGCTGTTGGTAAGTCAATACTAGTATCTTGACTTCCTTTATTTTTCTTTTTAGCACCGCCTTCAATAGCTTCTTCACGACCTTTTAACTTTTCACCTTTCATCGTTTCTATAAACGCAGAAAAATTACTATTCATTCTCGAAAGGCTAACTGACATGTTGGTAAGTGTCTGGCCTTGTTCTTTATTTTCGTCGACTAATGCTTTTGTTATTGCAAAAAGCGGTGATGCTTCAGCCATTATTGATTTCCTTGCTGTCTAGCCCTATCATTTTGTTCTTCAATATGATTAATAAGCATAGTTAAATAAATTTCCCTCTCCCAAGGAATCATATTGTCTAGTTCATTTAACGCGTAATTAAAATTTTGCATCATCTGAAAGTTAACCTTATAATAGTTCTCTAGATTATCATGAGAGAGGCATATTAAAAAAAATCGTCAAGTCCTTGTAATTTTACGTTTTGTTCATAACTACAGTTTGTACATGTAAACCCAGTATTATATTCTAATTGAGGAATTTCTTGTACAAAATCTGAAATCATTTCAAATTGTTTTGAATTCATTGATTCAACAAACTTTATTACTTCTTCTCTTGGTTCATCTTTTGCTGAAATATTATCTTCTTCAGTCATAATTGAATCAATACATGATACAACTACATCCATAATTGTATCTGTATGTGTTTTATTCTCAACATCTAGATTCGTCATAAAATCGTAATATGTTGGATACTTTAATTTAATCGAAATATCTTCACTTAGTTTTACAACTTTTTCCTTTGTATTACCATTCACTTTTACTTTTTCTACATCAACAGTAATTGGATTATACGTTTCACATTGATCGCATTTAATAGTTAATTCGATTTTTTCGCCAACAGATTTTGCTCTTAGCTGTGTAAAAATATAATCAACATCTGATGTTGTTAATGTTTTAGGATTTATCTCATCAACACAAGAGGAAATTGTCTCTAACATTGCATTGATAATTTGTTTCTTATCTTGGCTTTCATATGCCAACATAAGGACCTTTTGTTCTTTTACCAAAAATGGTCTAAACTTATATTTTTTACCAGTTGATGGTACACTCAATTCATACGCCGGTGACGCATTTAACGAAGGCAATGCCATAATTTACTCCAATTAAAATCCAATATCAAGATTAATAAAGTTTTGAGAAGGTTTAGTTCTCTTCCAGTTAGTATAAGACAGCTGAACTGTCACCTGAATAATTCCATCTAAATCATTCGTAAAAGTAATTTCATTAATAGTAGTCGGAAATGCTTCTAATAATTCTACAGTATATACACTTCCTCCACCGATACCAATTCCAGCTGAGATTGGTCCTAGGTTTGCTGAGAATCCAATTTGCGGTTTTCTTAATTGATGGATTTTAACAGACTTTGCGTATTCATCTTTATACTTTACGATCTGTGCAGTCTTTTGCCCATTAGCTCCATAACCATCATCAATGATTTTTGCCATCCAAGCATCAAAATATAATTTAACGCTATAATCGTTTAGCATATAAAAACTAATTGATAATTCTGAAACTGCATATCCATACGCAATTTTCTCATTAATCATACCAACTTTACGATCAGTTGTTAGTATCTGTTTTCCGGGCAATCCTGTTGCCTGGCATAATACATTCAGTTCTCTTGGATTTGGTTGTCTATCAGGTGTTAGACCAGGAATAGCTGGAATAAATCCACCAACTCGATCAATAATTGCACCTAAAAACCCACCAGGAGCAGATGATTCTTCTAATCTAGGAAGTTCAATTAAGAATTGGTTTGATCTAGCGAATCCTAGTTTTGATGATGCCATACCTTTTAATTCATTAATACTACTCATCGTATCATCTTCCTAGACTCTGAATAAACTTTTGAGGCACTTGCTTTTTCGAATTGTGCTATTGGTAAAAATGTTGCAATTTCCCATTCAGTTGGTTCAACCTTTGCAAATCTACTTTTTACATGTTCAGTCAAATAATGCTTGAAACATGGTTTAAAATATTTAAATTTCTGAGCTCTTTGTAGTAATGCATATGAAGCTCTAAATTTTGTTGTATCATCATATTTTGTATTATTTGTAATATCCAATAACTCATCTAAAAATCTTGCACGTAATA